TGGAAATTTAATAGCCCGCCACGAAGTGGATGGGCTATATGTCACAAATGCCGGATGGCCGACCCGCACAACCAACAAGTGGCTCAATATGCTACCCGATGTATCGGTTAGCATGAAAAGAAAAGAACCAATCCTAAACGGCAACCAATGGGACGGCGAATTCACAAAGGTCAATAGCAACCCACAGCCTGATGCACCGCATACAGGCACCTGCTTCGACGAGACCCAAGAGTACGTCCGCTTGGATGGTTGGAGAGGCTATGCCAAACCAAAGTACTCAGTTCACTGCGAGCCTGACACCGGCCAATTTGACGACAGCCCGTATCCGAATGCTGAGCGAAATATCAAGGCCAAGGTTGCTGAGCTCAAGGCTCAGGGGATACCGACCAAGGTTGTAACTTTAGAAACGAGTAACGTTTTCTGCGTCAACCATTTCATTATTGTACCACCTAAATTCTTTCAACATGATAACTAAACACGACCTAGAGTATGTTGGCCATGAGTCTATGGCTGAATACTATGAAGCAATCGCTCAACAGATTGAGCAGAACGAATTATCAACCGCCAACGACATGAAGTCAAGGCTAAGCCGCCAACAATTACGCGACTTCGAGGACTTCATCTCAGAGGCATATTACTATGAGAGCTATGACAATACGTTTCACTGAAAGTTGGCCAGCCGGTAGGACTATCGGCCTGTCAGTATCCCTGAGCTTGGATGACAGGGAGATTCTCATCCATTTTTTGTTACACGGAATAAGTATAAAGTTATGAACCAATACCACATCTGCTACAACCTGAGTCCAATCCTCTGCTCAGGTGTAACTATAGAGGCAGACAGCGTTAAAGAGGCAGTTGACAAATCTAAAATCCCTGAACATGAAATCATCTATGTCGCCAACCTTAAAGCGGTACATCGTGACCTATGAAAACGGCAAGTCACTAAAGCTATTCGCTACCAATCCAATGACAGCCATGACCCTTGGTCTAATTGTCAGTGATCAGATCATCACCGACGTCAAGCAAGCTGTTGTACAAATGAGTATTAACAAAATAAATCCAAACTAATATGTATGCTATCCTTTTTATTGCAACAATGCTCGGGATGGGCCTTGTTGCACGCATCAAAAACGACATCCTTCGGGCTGCCATTGGCATCCCAATGGTCGTCGCAATGTTCTGCCTTGGCATGCTAACGTTCGCATCGGCAGTCAGCGCACAGTGGAAGCCAGACCGGCCAGATTATGAGGTCTTAAGTGACGGCAACTTCTACACCACTGCTCATGACATGAACACTGCATTATCGATTGCTCTCAACACCCTTGAGTATAACGGAGCCAAGATGCACACAATTAATGTTGATCGAAAGGACGTTGACGCCCCATTGTTCAACTACTTCCACCGACCAGACGAAGTCGGTCAAGTCTACATCACCTACGTAGCTAGAACAAAGACGGGCTATGTCATTTGGTTTAGATACCTGCCAGAGGGTCCAGTAGAGTTTGATGAAGAATACACAATACTTGAGTATGAAGGCGTGGACTGATGTAACCGAGCACCACACGCCATGGTCAACAAGTGAAGGCGAGTACTTCATAGACATGGGTGTGAAGATAGAGAGGCTCCACAGCGGAGCCTTTCGTATCTACAACGTAAACACTAACAACTTCGAAGAAGTGAGCCAAGACCAATACGACATATTCAATCGCCATGGCTTCAAGCCAGGCGCATATAGGGTCATGATGGATCATCTTGTTGATGAGGTTAGGAGGTCAAGATTAAATCTTGACAAACGAAAGAAAATAATTTTAAAATATTTGCAATTCAAGAAAAAATATATTAGTTTTGTTCAAATTTAATTAACAATATGTCGCACTGGAGAAATTTAATGAAAGACAATAAGTACCTAGGGAGTTGGGACTTAGAGGTCAATGGTAAGTACGAGCCAAAAGTCGTTACAATTGAGAAGGTCTATCAGGACGTAATGGTCGGAGAGATGGGTAAGGAAGACAAGGTGTTCATCAAGCTCAAAGAGTTTCAGAAGAGCATGGTAGCCAACCGGACTAACTTCAAGAGACTCGAGACGTTCTTTGGGTCCTTCGACTTCAACGAATACATCGGCAAGGAGATTGTGCTTGGTGTTGAGAAGGTTAAGAGTCCACAGGGTGTGGTTGATGCGCTACGTTTTAGCACACGTCCGCTACCCAAGAAGGAGAAGCCAAGCATCGCGCCTGATCGATTTGCCAAGGCCTTGCAGGCCATTGCTGATGGCAAGACCACAGCTGAGAAGTTAATCAGTGATTTCAATCTAACACCTGAGCAACATGCTGAAGTTACGAGCAAGTAAGTGTGCACCGCTATTCAATAGCGGCATTCCAGGTCTTACACCAAACCAACAAGCAACACTTGATGGTCTATTAGCTAAGATTAAATTGACTGACCTACAGGCAGCCAAGCGTGATGAGCTGATTGCCAAGCGTGATGCCAACCCTGAGCTAAGCCAAGGTGCTAAGACGTTAATCGAGGAGATTATTGACGAGAAGGTATACCAATACAAAGATCACTTCTGGAGCAAGGAGACTGACAAGGGTATTAACGTTGAGGACGAGGCTATTGAGCTATACAACCGGGTGTTCTTTACGTCATACAACAAGTTGTCTGATAATAGCGAGTACGCATACCTCAACACACCACTAATGCATGGTCATCCTGACGTAGTTGACGCTGAGCGACTCAAGGTGCTTGACATCAAGTCATCATATACTAAAAAGACATTTCCAAAGACTGAGGAGAAGGCCTCCAAGAAAGTCAAGGAATCAGGTTATGATTGGCAAGTGAAGGCATACTTGTGGATGCTACGTCAGATGACTGGCCTTGACTGGCGTGATGGTGAGGTGGCATACATGCTATGCAACACACCTGAGGAGTTGTTAGGTGAATGGGACGAACCAAGCTTGCACTACATGGATGACATTGATGACAACATGAGAGCGACGATTGTGAAAGTCACTCTGACCGACGACGACATTGCAACTATTGAGAGTTGGCTGAAGGTTGCTAATGAGTATGCCGATAAGTATATCAGCATATTAAAAACTAAGAACTCATGAGAGTCCGGTTGTTAACAGATGGCGGCTATGGCTTACTATACGATGAGATTGGTAAGATCTACGAAGCCAAGCGTCACAACTATGGCTACTTAGTTAATGTTGGTAGTGATGAGTTGTATTTCTACTCTGATGAGGTTGAGATAATTCAAGACCACATCTACTTCTTAGAGAAAGCAGAAGACAAGGCTGCTATAAAAATTATTGTCGTATCAATTATTGCAACGATACTATGTATCGCTGCTATTATTTATGTAATCTTTTAATATATGTTTAAATACAAAGGCGTTGTCTATAAGGTAGGCAACACGGAAGTTATTTCCGACAAGTTCAGCAAGCGCGAACTAGTGTTAACCGATGCTGCTGATCAGTATCCGCAGTACATTTCATTTACATTTGTGAAGGACAAGTGTGCACTTCTTGACAACCTAGCTGAAGGCCAGGAGACAGAGGTGTCATTTAGTTTGAAGGGACGTGAGTGGGTCAATCCGAAGGATGGCCAGATCAAGTTCTTCAACACAGTAGAAGGATTCGCAGTAACGGGTGCAACCAATGCATTTGCACCAGGCGTAGTGCCTAGCGCACCAGGATCAGGTCACACTGACGACGATCTGCCGTTCTAAGAAGTTGTTTGACCCACTAGTCTGGGGATTGGTTTGATTGATGGGTGTAGGCTAGTGCACCCATTTTTAATCTAATGTAATATGTGGTATAGAACATCTACGGCTGATCAGCCGACTGACCCAATAGTTGATAGGGTAATCAAGAAGTATCATGATAGATCCCAAGCTGGGATCAAGAAGTATGGGACTATGCTAACGCGTGAGGATCTCAGTACAACTGATTGGCTGAAACATTTGCAGGAAGAATTACAAGATGCAACTCTCTACATTGAGCGGTTGATGATTGTGAGAGAAGAGGACGATCGTTTAGAACCGGTTCGCAAATTTATGGAGGCTCTCAACATAAACATGGAGTCCACCTTCCAATTCGCAGCTGAGGATGGTAGCGTAATTGAAAAAAAAGTATCAGACATATTCTTTAACCTTTAAATCAGAATAAGATGACAGCAGTAGAATTTTTAGTTGAGCAATTAGCAAAAAACGGAGTGTTACATAGCTCAGATATTGCCAAAGCCAAAGAAATGGAGCACGAGCAAATGGAAACTACTTGGAATAATGCAATAGATGCCGAATTAAAAGACAAATGGCAGTCATTTGACCAATTTCATAACCAAACCTTTAAATCAGAATAAGATGAAGATAGTACACTTAATTAATGACACATACCAAGTAGTAAGTGAAGATGAGCAAACAATTTACTTTCAAGGTAGCAAAGAAGATTGTGAGAGATATAGAATGAGCAGACTTTTTAACCTTTAAATCAGAATAAGATGAAGACACAAAGCGAATTTGCAAGGTTAGGAGAAGGCAGCACATACTTTGAGCAGTACTTCCAGACGCAAACACTTAAGGCTATATCGTTTGAGAATTGGCGATTGATTCAAGACCTTGTTGATGACTTGGCTCAGATATTAAGCGAAGGTAAGAAAGTGAAAATTGACGTTCAAATATTAGGAGAATAATGAAACTAAACAGAAATGACCGGAAAGAAGAGGTAGCTGCCTACTCAACGATGATACTACTAAGCGTAATATCAATATTACTAATCATTCACTTCATCACAAAATGAAAAACTACGAACGAGTCCTGCACTTATTGGCAGGAATAGCACTTGGATATTTAATGTTTGGATTATGACAAAGAGAGACATCATTATAATCATCTTCATACTTATGATAGGTATGACGATAGGATATCTGCTTGGCCGCAGAAAACCAGAGAAAGAATTACAGGTCATTGAGGTATCAAAGGCCCACGATATTACTGACGGATTGACCGGACGTAAATTAACTTATTATGAGAATTTGTATGCTAGATCAAATAAAACAATGGATTAAAAGAGATGGCCTAGATGGCCCGAGTCAGCGCGTTGACTTGGTATACAAGCGCAACTATTTGTTTAGTATACTTCGAGAAAACATGACGCTTCAAGAGATCGGTAGGTTGTTTAATAGGAGACACTCATTGGTCATTCATGGAATCAAGACGCACGAGAAGATGATGTCTGAGACTTATGAATACAATGGTATGGAGATCAAGGGAAACCTTGCTTATTTGGCGGTGATTAACGAATATAAAAAAGAATATGATAACCTATTTTCAAACGGTGACGAACACCAGCAAGCCGTTCTACGTGTCTTTAGAGACAGCTCTACAGAGGATCAGGGAGGGAAAATCGCAGCAGATAGTGGAGCAGGTGAGAGCCCTTACTCAAAAGGATGCTCGCAATGAAAAGAAGAAGTTACTCCCAGCCATTTGCTTTAGCGGTAAGTTTGAGAAGCGTGCCGACACTGCATGCATAGAGCACAGCGGGGTCATCTGCTTAGACTTTGATGGATTTGATAGTGAACAAGAGCTAGAGGACTTTAAGTTTGACTTGATGATCGACAAGTTTACCTTGTCGGTTTTCCTATCCCCATCTGGTGATGGCCTCAAGGTGTTGGTAAGGATACCAAATGACATTGAGAACCATAAGCTATACTTCAAGGGACTAGAGAAGTACTACAACCGCAAGGAGTTTGATACCACTAGTCAGAACCTCAGCCGAGTATGCTATGAGTCTTATGATCCTGAGTTGTATTACAACGCTGATTCTGAGATGTTTACTGACATGGTTAGGCCTACTGTCTTGCAGCAACGCATATCACAAATTACAACCATCAGACTCAACGACTACAACGAGATAGCTAGACGACTGCTCACATGGTGGGGCAAGAGTTATGGCATGGTGCCAGGACATCGAAACAACAACCTGTATGTGTTAGGTGTAGCTCTCAAGGAGTATGGCATCGACAAGACAATGGCCCACTCAATAATGAACGATCAGGACCAAGGTGGCGAGATGGCGTCAGAGATAGTGACGATTGTGAACAGCGCATACAAGGACATGTCGACATTTGGCACCAAGTTTTACGACGAGTTTGAGAACGTAAAGAACGAGCTGAAGAGAGGTGTTCCTGCGGAGAAGGTTGCTGAGAAGTACCAGATCGAGGAGCTGCCTGAGATCACTGAGTTCTGGACCAAGTCAAGCAAGGGTAAGGTTGAGGTGGTGCCGCACTTATTTAGATTGTTTCTAAATAACAACGGATTCTTTAAGTACTACCCACCCGGATCAAGGACGTTTGTGTTTGTTAGGGTGCTTGACAACTTGATGAGCGATGTGACTGACGACATGATTAAGGACTTTGTGTTGGACTATCTGATGGACATTGACGATATGATGGTGTACAACTACTTCGCCATGAACACCAAGTTCTTTCAAGAGACGTTCTTAAACTTTGTCCCTAAGATTGACGCTGTGTTCAAGGAGGATACCATCGACAGCGCTTACTTGTACTACTTAAACTGCGCTGTGCAGATAACTAAGGATGGTGTGAATGTCATTGACTACAAGGACTTAGGTGGCCACGTATGGGAGATGCAGCGTATCAATCGTGAGTTTGTGTTCTCCGATAACATCGGAGATAACGAGTTCGAGAGGTTTGTTGCCAACATATCAGGAGACGACGAGTCACGCAAGCGATCGATGGAGTCAACGTTGGGTTACATGATGCACAGCCATAAGCCAGCGAGCTATTGTCCTGCTGTCATTCTAAACGATGAGGTCATCAGCTCCAACCCTGAGGGTGGTACTGGTAAGGGCATCTTTGTCAACTCGATTAACCACATGAAAAAGATGGTGAAGATTGACGGCAAGGGGTTTAGCTTCCAGAAGTCATTCCCATACCAACGTGTGCAGGTTGACACTCAGGTGCTAGTCTTTGATGACGTATCTAAGGGGTTTGCATTTGAGAACTTATTCTCAGTGATTACCGAGGGTATCACATTAGAGAAGAAGAACAAGGATGAGATACACATTCCTTTTGAACGATCTCCAAAGATATTCATCACCACTAACTACGCCATCAAGGGCGCAGGGAACTCATTTGAGCGACGTAAGTGGGACTTAGAGTTCAGACAGTACTATACCAAAGAAAAGACGCCTGAGGACGAGTTTGGTCACATGCTCTACAGCGGATGGGACGATAGCGAGTGGATTAAGTTCGATAACTACATGATCCGGAACCTTCAGTTGTATCTGAAGAAAGGATTGGTTGAGACTGAATTCAAGAACCTTAAGGTCCGTAAGTTGATCGCTGAGACATCACCTGAGTTTTGGGAATGGGCTACAGCTAGAGATAACATGGACACCAAGCCAAACGCTAAGTCGGTCGGCCAGGACATGCTCAACAGGTTTGTTGCTGACTACCCTGACTACGACCGCTATGGTAGGTATAAGCTATCAAACGCTAAGTTTTACCATTGGCTTGATGCATATGGTGAGTATGCGTTCGGTCAGAAGCCAAGGGCATACAAGGGTATGAACGGCAAGGAGATTCATTTTATTGTTAAAAATCCAACACAAACAAAGTTATGTTAGAAGAAATTTTAGAATACTACCCGGACGAGACCTTCTTAAAGGCTGATGGGTTTGATGACGCTGTGATTGGCGTTGAGATAGCTGAGCCAATGCGGCTAGTCTATTCAGTTAAAAGAGTAATTGAGATACTTATAACTGAAGACGAGATGTCAATGGAAGATGCGCTTGAGCACTTTGAGTTTAACATTCGCGGTAGCTATGTAGGTGAGCAGACACCTATCTGGTGCGATGATATGTATGAGATATGAAGTTCCCATTAGTCATACTCCATAAACGCATGGAGGCCACCATTGAGGTGATGAACATGAACAAAAGCAAAAAGATAAGTAAAGAGCTTGGTGATATGCTTAATTCATATCTAAACGCAATAGGCTTACTTAGGGGGTTTCATATGGAATGGTATGCTGACCCTTACTATGCTATCATGGCATTGAGAAGAGAGTTCTCATCGGTGAGTAAGTCCAAAGAGCTTACGGAAGAATTGAATGCTGCAATTAAATTATTAAGAGATGAAGACGCTAAGAAGCTATCAAAATGATATCGCATCCAAAGGTGTAGAGATACTAAAAAAGTACAATATATTGTACTTAGCCATGGAGGTTAGATGCGGAAAGACAGCGACCTCTATGGAAGTGGCAAAACAGTTTGGAGCTAAAAGAGTATTATTCCTGACTAAAAAGAAAGCCATTGGATCTATTATGATGGACTATAAAGAATTTGGTTATGACTTTGATATTGAAGTTATAAATGACGAGTCTATGCATAAGGCGCAGATGACTGACCCTGACCTAATCATTCACGATGAGCACCATAGGTTTGGTGCCTTCCCAAAGCCAGGGTTGTACACCAAGATGTACAAGAAAATGTACAGCCACTTGCCAATGATCTTTCTGTCGGGCACACCATGCCCAGAGTCATACAGTCAGATTTACCATCAGTTTTGGGTTAGCGACCATTCGCCATTCAAGGAGTACAAGAACTTCTACAGATGGGCCGATGACTACGTCAATAAGTTCGACCGGGTGATCAATGGGTTTAAGGTGACTGACTACTCAAGCGGAATGGAGCTCAAAATCATGTCAAGTGTAGCTCATCTGATGATCAGCTTCACGCAGTCTCAGGCAGGATTTGAGACGTCAATCGAGGAGGAAGTTCTTTATGTCGACATGTCGGAGAAGACAAAGATGATTGTGAAGAAGTTGGAGCGCGACTTGGTTGTTGAGGGGAAGGACGAGGTGATACTTGGCGACACACCAGTTAAATTGATGCAGAAGCTACATCAGTTGTGGAGTGGCACAGTGAAGTTTGAGAGTGGTAACAGCATGACAATTGACACCACTAAAGCTGAGTTTATAAGGGATCGATTCGATACATTTAAGATTGGCGTATTCTATAAGTTTAAGGAAGAGCTGAGCGCACTTAAGTCTGTCTTTGGCAAAGACTTGACTGAGAATTTGGAAGATTTTGATACCGGTCAGTACAAAGTAATTGCGCTACAGATCGTATCAGGGCGCGAGGGTATATCGTTAAAGAACGCTGACTATGTGGTATTTTACAACATTGACTTCAGCGCCACGAGTTACTGGCAAGCGCGCGACCGGATGACTACAATGGATCGTAAGTTCAATAAGGTCTACTGGATCTTCAGCGCAGGCGGCATTGAGGATAAGATCTACAAGGCCGTGAAGAGTAAGAAAAGCTATACGTTAAACATTTTTAAGAAGGATTATGACAAAATTTGAAATAGACTT